TGAGATCCTCCATACATCAATTTGACAGATCCAGTGATCCTTGATGCCTTTTTCATATATGCTTGATCCATTTCATACATCTTTACTCCACCAGATGTCCCACCATGGACCATCCAATATCCATAACCAATAGCATATTGTAGTAAATCTTGAATCGCTGCTTTATCGCATTTATTCGTCACATCAACGGTTGGCATTTTAGTTTTATGAGGATAATCATTGAAGACTTTCGCATATGTGATCGGGTCAATTCCAAACATTCTGAATATCTCTTTTCCAATTGGATTAGTATATCCTTCAAAGTATTTTTTATAATCATCTGGGGTAAATATTCTGCCGACACCAGAGTTGATGAATGTTAAAGTGCTCCCATACTTTAAAGATAAGAACACTGGATCTTTTTTTGGCCCCCAATATGTTGTAATGTCAGTAACAGTGCCGCCAATATCTTTCGTCTTTGATCCACCAGCAGTCACATATAATCCACTGCCACCACCAGCCAAAGGTCTTGGTTGATTCTTACCACCAACTGCCTCTACGTCAGAGTATCCAACATTAACTTCTTTACCAATCTGTTCTATCAAACTCTTTGCTTCTCTTGCATATGGTGTATTTTTATTATCACATGCAAGTTCACATCTCAAACTCTCATAGAAATCATTTTCAAATTTGATGCCAAGGTTTATCTTTTTACCACCAGTCTGACCACCAAACTCTTCCGTCTTCACCATATCAGTGATCGGTACAGTCTTTACTTGATTGGTATTTACAAATCTACCAACAAATAAAATCTTATCCTTACCCTTCTTTCTTTCAAGAACAGATCTCATTCTTGCAACTAATTCATCATATCTGTCTTTTTCGTCATTCTCAAATGGATATTCTTGATCATCCATAACAAAAACAATGGCATGTGGTTTGAACTGACCATCCTTATGCAAGAATGTATCCATCAAACCATTCATATGAAGAAACTTTTTTGCTACAGTTTCTTCATTTCCTCTTTTACCTAGATCTGCTTTTGACAGTTCTGCCATCGTTTTTTTAAATATTTATGGAATTAAGCGGACTCGAACCGCTGACATCCTGCTTGCTTTTTATGGAGAATACCAGAGTCGAACTGGTGACTGATGCTTGCAAAGCATCCGTTTTACCACTAAACTAATCCCCCGATGACATTAAGAGTGCTCTTCTCCCTTTTCTACCTTTACCATGACATCCATAAGTGGAGGTTAAAGAATGGCAGTTAGGACATAGCACTCGTAAGTTATTAGCATCGTGATTATGTGGATCGCCATCGATGTGGTCTATTTGGAGTGGCACCTTTCCTGTATGAGGATTTGTTTGACCCCAACCACATTGAGAACATTTGTTATCTGACGATTCTATCAGATAATGGCGAATGTGTCGAGATAGTTGGAAACCACTCCCTCCACTATTTTCTCCTCGCAACCAACCATCAACATACATCTTTTGTTGATGTTTCATTTGACACTTATTTGTACAATAAATGCCATTCTTTTGTGATGGACGATAAGAAAACTCTTGCGAGCATCCTTTACAAGTTGCGATTGCCATAATCGTAATGTTAGACCTCTGTATTATTTATACATTGGACATTGGACTAACTCTAAAAGCAGGCGCTCTACCAACTGAGCTATAACCCCGTGAACCCCGAAGGGTCATTCAGATTTTTCAGATTCTAACTCTGCTTCAATCTGATTGTCAAGTTCAACAATTACCCGACGAATTTCATTAACTCGTGTGGGAGTGCACTTTTCATCATAAGTGAACGCCTTTGTAGTTTCAAACAATGCTTCACGCACTGCTGCAGCTTGACGCAGTTCCATTTCAACTTTAATCACAGGTCTCCCTCCGCACGGTTTTCAGAACAGTATACATCAAAAGTTCCCTCAGGATAACGGGCACTCAACTTTTCATAATTCATCATCAAGACTTCATCAAAAGAAGTATCAAGTGCCATGAGTGCTTGTGCCAGATACCAGCAGATGTCACCCAGTTCACGCTTCATATGAAAGACATTATCTTCATCATGTGGTTTGCCTTGAAGAAAGATCTTCTTGACAACTTCAGTGAACTCACCTGCCTCTGCACTCAGACCAAGAGCAGCAGTCATCAGTTGAGACACATTAGCACCAGTTGCCTCAAGTTCACTCAAGCGTGCTGCAAGAACAGGATAGTCCAAACTAGGAGCACTAGTCACCTCTCGCACAAACTCAATATACTTTTTAGCATCAATTGTCTTAGTCATATTAAAACTTAAATCCCTCAAATGATTTCTTTGGTTTTGCTTCCTCATAAGTATACTCTTCTTCCTTACCGCTGTCAAGAATATCATCTTGTGCTGACTGCTCACAATCATACAGACGCATCTTGGCACGATCAACACCAACAACAAATCTCTTATTCATATTAAGATCATTGTATCGGTTCTTCAATTGCTTCACCATAATTTGTCCCAACTCCTCAAGCTCATCTGTAGAAATAAGGGCAAACATAAGATCAGCAGTAGCAGGGAGACCAAAGGACTCACTAGTATCAGTAAGTTCAACATCACTGCTACCATAACCAGAACGAGTGGTCTGCGTGGCAGAAACAATAGGAACGTTTGCTTCAACTGCCAATCCTCTAAGTTCCTCAGCAATTGCTTTGATATATGAATATGAATTGACAGAAAGGTTTCCCCTATACCTAGAGGAAGCACATATATTAAGGTAATCAATGAAAATAATATCAGGTCTAAATGATTTCTTAAGTGCAAGTTCATTAAGAAGTGACTTAAAGTGTCCACTATGTGCAGATGCTGTAGGATACTCTTTAATAATTAGCGTGCCTTGTGTCTTCTTTGCCAGGTTTGTCACCTTATTCTCAAACATCACCTTTGGTAGATCAGCAATCTCCTGTATGTTGACATTCAAAAGATTAGCATCAATTCTTTCAGCAATCTTTTCCTCAGCCATCTCAAGCGTGATGTATAATACGTTTTTGCCTTGGAGTAGCACACTGCTTGCGACATGACACATAAACAAAGACTTACCAACACCAGTGCCAGCAAGAGCAATATTAAGAGTTTTGTTTGGTAAGCCACCCTTTGTAATTTTGTTAAAGTATTCAAGGTCAAACTCTGTTCTGGTTTCTTTCTTATTATATAAGTCATATCTTTCTTCATAGTCAAGCAGATAGTCATGCCCCACATGATTATCAAAACTTACAGCAAGAGCATCAGACAGGATTGATGGAATAGCATCAGGAGTCTTTTTCTCATTGTTACCATCAGCAATCCCAATAGATTCCAGTAAGGCAAGATAAATTGCTCTGTCCCTACACCACTTCTCTGTAGTATTCAACAACCACTCATACTCAACAGGCGTCTCATCAAGACATCCAATCAAGTGAGAAACTTCTTTGAGAGTTGTTTCATTCAGGTCTTTTCTCTTCTCTACCTCAATAGAAATAATTTCTCTTGTAGGAACCTCATTATATTGAGAGACAAAACTAAAAATCTCCTCAAATACCACTTTTTGATTACTATCCTCAAAGTAGTCTGCCTTGACAAAAGGCACCACCTTTCTCATGTAATCTTCATTGTTGAGTAAGTTCTTTAGGATTAGAAACTCAATTTTGTCCATAGTGTAGATAGGTGCTCATGATATATTTCTTTTGTGTCTTTGGTGAATATCCAATGTGTGGATATTCCCAGGTGGGAGGAAAGACCAAAACTCTCCCAGCCTTTGGATGTACAATCAGTTGATGATCTGGAAAATAGGTGTCACCATCATTATCATTCAAATAGAACAAAAAAGCAAGTGCTCTCCTTGCAGAGGGATAATCTGTAACATCAACATGTTCATCAAATCTTTCTTCTCTGTTGGTGAGATACCTTTTTATTCTAAACTCTTCCAAATGTTGAAACTTTGGAATATGTTTATTTTCAATTTCAAAAACATAATCATGATAAGCAATCCTGGTCCAGTTGACAAATAGTCTGACTGCATCAGGATGGTGCTGATTCATATTCAATTGAGTAAAGCATGGTGTATGATTATGATCAATATACTCTTGGCCATGCTTTGTTTTTTCAAATGTTTGGACTAGGGCATTACCCATCTCCTCTGGAAAAATATTGTCATAGACCCTTACCATATGAGA